TGTTAGACGGTTACGACTTCGATGCTGGATGCTGTTGGCGGACGATTGATGCCGTTGTACAGTTCCACCACGCACGAATGCGGGACGGCTGTCGAGAGCAGTGAGCCACCGGAGACAAGCAGCCAGGGCGTACCCGCTGAAATAGGTACATCCACTTCCAGCGTGACCGAGGTGCTCGATAGCACGCCGGAGGTCACAGCGGCCAGAGATGCGCTTGCGATAGCAGCGTAAGTTGCGCCGGATGTGGACGCCTGCCAGGGTCCAATACCCGCCGAAAGTGCGGCGGTCGTTGCGGCGCCGTTACCGAAATTGAAGATGAAGTGCGCGCGGGAGTATCCGGTCGCGTCGACCTTTGTTCCGACCAGCGCACCAACTTGTCCGCCGCTGGCTGCTACTGCAACCATCGACTTCTGGACATCAGGATTCTTGTTGCGTGACATGTCATCACCTCTTATGCAGCGTTGGTCAGATAGTAGAATGCTTCGCTCTGAAGTACTCCGCCACCGCGGAAGATAGAGGCGAAGATACCGATTTGCCCGGTTGCCATGTACAGGTAGGGGTTGCGCTGTACGACCATGCCCGGCTTTTCCACTACTGCGTAGTAGGAGAAATTGCCGAACACGACGCACTTGGCTGAGGCTGTGGTATACGGGTCAAGGTCGTCATCAATGACAGCCTTGTAGCCGAAGAAATCGCCATCCTGCGGGGTCTGCACGTATGCAAACGGGACAGCCGATGTTCCGCCACTGCCTTTGAGATACCATTTGGTCTTATTCGCCATGAGCATGGCGGACTCGGACGGCACGTTATACCCGCCGCCGAGATAGCCGATCAGGGCCGAAAGTTCTGAAGGCAGAATGACATCGGTCGTGGCGGTCGTGTTTGCAACCGTCGCGCCGGTCACGATACCCTCAGGCTGCGCCGTGCCTGTGCCTGTGGTGTAGATGGTGTTCTCGGTGTTGGCAACCGCACGACCCAGGGCATTGGTAAACCATGCTTCCCAGTTCGTGCCGTTGTACATCAAGAACTCTTCATTCATCTTGGTCAGCTTGGTGTACTTGTACAAGATGAGGTCTTTCTGCGATACCGTGCCCTCATTCTCATCGTATGTACCAGCCTCAGCCGTCAGGACGAAATCGGTTAGCTTGGTGTCTTCACGCGGGACCAACAGGTGATCGGAAGGGGTCGTCAGGAACGTGCAAGGAACCTGCCGCGCCCACGACATAATGTCGCGCTTGGCGATGATCTGGTTGTACAGGGGATCAGGAACCAGGAATCCACCGCTTGCTCCGGTCGTGATGTTCCAGGCCGCCTTGCCTGCCTTGATGTTGTCGAAGGACGAGTCGGGGCGGATCAGCCCTTGATTTTCCTGCCCGGTCTTGAGCCAGGACTTGAATGCTCCGATACCATCGTTGTCATCGTCGGTCGGCTCGGTGGGGTGGTAGAACTTCTGCGGCCCGTGCTCCTTCAATTCCTCAATGGCCTTTTTGTACCCGGCGTCCTCAGCAGCTTTCAATTCTGCCGCCTTCTGCAATTCCGCCTGGGTTTTCGCTTCGCGCATTGCAAGCGCGTCTGCGACCGCCTTATCAACGGCGGATTTGATTTCTTCTTCCATGATGTTCTCCCTTTGTTTGGTAACAGGTTGATTGGTTGGTTTAGTTTGGTTATACTCCTCAACGGGCAACGCCGTATGGGAAGTTAGTAACGATTTAATTGGTAGTATCTGGTTGGTCTTGCGGAATTCTGCCGGGGTAGGGGTCAGTGACGCGTCCAGACCAAGAGGCCAGCGCGTGATTTCCCACACGCCGCTCTTGATTGCTTTGCGGTCTACAAGGTGCGAAGCTGTGCCGGATGACCAGGCTAATTTCCCCGCAAGTCCCAGTTCCGCGATTGTCTTTTCGTATTCATTACGCGCTTCGATTACCACCTCGGCAAACACTCCAACGTCATCAATGGTAAGCGTCGCTTTATTGGATAGCGGCTCGGTGTATTTCACTTCGATGTTGTGCTTTTTGATCTGGATCGGCAGGCGGTGGTTGAACCATACATCAGACTGTTTTGCATCGCCGTAGTTGGCCCTTTTCGTGAAATAGTCGCCCGCCAGGTCTGTATTCTCTGCATCCCTGAAACTGATTAGATAACCCCCTAGTTTGACCGCACCGCCGTCCAATGACGTGGCTTTGACCGCATCGCCGGGGTAGATATATTCCTCATCCAGCGATTTGCCCTCCATCATCGGCATTTCACCCCCTGGCTTTTCACACTCAGCGCCGTTTTCCACCATGATGTCATGCACGGTCTGGAACGCCTCTGTTTCTTTGCGCGTGTGCCGCGCGCCGATTTTCAGGAAATGCTTGACCGCATCTTCCACAGACATCCCGTAGAATGACTTTTTTTCTCCCCACATAGACATGCACGCGGCGGCGGCTTCGTCCTGTTCTTTCCCCTCTTCCGTCATGGCGGACATACACGCGCTCATCCATTTGTCTTTATCGTCGTATTCCGAAACGTTCGGCATTTTGTCCCTTTGCGTATTAACGCAAAAAGCCGGTTATCTTTCCCGACCCATTTCGAGTCGAAAGATAACCGGCTATAACCTGGGGTTGTATTAGTTAAGCACTGTCTGTGTCAACACGTATTCAGTGCCTTAAACTTCGGCATTCCTGCCTGCAAGCATTATAACACAGAATTAGATTTTATGTTCTGTCAAGTACCTTTTGGTCTTGCGTATCGCCACGTCTTTCGCGATGTTGGCAAAATCCTTTGACCTTACAAAATCACCTGCGAATCTGTATACCCAGGTATATCCATACCCACCTATTTTCACCTTTAATAGATATGCAAACACATCGTCAGGCAGTGGAGGCTTGTAATAATCAAACATTTCTGTGTATCGGTGGGTAATATCCTCTAACCCTACAAACTCAATATCGTTCTCAATATCGTTATCGTTGCCCATTACTCAACTTCCTTTCTTCCAACATTCTTTGCAGTCGCGGCGGTGCTTGTCCAGCGCCCGCCAGCGGTGGGTAACTAAAGCACGGTCATAAATTATCCACCCAATCTCACAGATATAAATCATAAAACGATATGACCACATAGCTCTATTTCAAAAGCCTCTTCGTTTTAGCCGTGTCACGCGGCATATAGAACGGCATCGGGATGTGGTGGTCTGGCTCCATGATGATCTCAGATTTGCTCCGGTAGTGGCTGATGATCCTGCGCGCAAGTTCCAGCATCGTGACCGGCGTATCATCCCCCACGTCATACGCCTGCCCGCGCTCGCCCCGTAGCAGGATCGCCCACAGCCAGCGGCCAAGTTCTGCGCCATACATATATGACCGCACACAAGACCCGTCGCCCCAAATCTTGAGCGGCTCGCCTGCCTTCGCCGCCTGGACAAATTGGGTGTATGCCTTGCCATCGTCTAGGCGCTCGCCGTAGAAGGTGAACAGGCGCGCAATGACTACATCGATGCCGCTGTCCAGGCACTCTTTTTCCCAATCGAGTTTATTCTGCCTGTACTCGGTATCGTTCTCATCGTGGTAGACGATCCCGCTCGAAGCGTATAGCACGCGGACACCGAATGGCTGGCTGAATTCCAGGACTTCATACGGCGAGATATTCGCAAGGTGTACGATGTAATCCCAGGTCATCCATTCCCAGTGTCGTAGTTCGTAGTCGCTTTTGCCGAAGTAACTGATACGTAAATCGGGCGGGGCGGTCTGCCGCATCCATGAACCGCAGAAGCCGGTCCCGCCTGTGACTAAAACTTTATCCATTGAAATACTTCCGTATTACTTCGACTTGATAGTCTCGCATGTCCGGGGTGATTCCTGGGAATACGCCAATCCAAATACCGCGCTCATATATTAAATCGGCTCCATCCAAATTACCTACCACACGATAATCTACGCCATTTATCAATTTTCGGTAAGCTGGTTGCCGTAATAAATTACCAGCCATCACAGGTCTACTGCCTACACCGTGCTCGTCAAGATAACGCGCCAATTCGTTACGTCTTTCTGTCAAGAACGCAAAACCAAACCATGACGGATTGCTACCAGGAGTAGCTTGAACTATCTCAATCGGCAAATCCTTCAAACCTTCGTTCAAGTAAGCCCAATTCTCGCGGCGCTTCTGTATAAAACCTTCTAATCTATCTAATTGCGCTACACCTACAGCGGCGGCTAAGTCGTTAGCTTTGAGGTTCCATCCGATACGACTGTAAATATATTTATGATCGACTTCGTAGTTGAAGCGTTTTCCACATGTATTATCTTTACCTGGTTCACAGAAACAATCCCGCCCCCAGTCGCGATAACTCTCGATGACCTTCCTCAGCCGCGGGCTGTCTGTTAGCACCGCGCCTCCCTCCCCGGTAGTGATATGATGCGCCGGGTAGAATGAGACGGTAGACATTATGCCGCGACGACCAACCATTTGCCCGTTGATTGTGCTCCCTACCGCGTCGCAGCAATCTTCGATAGTTGGATACCAATCACATATACCAGACAGATCAACAGGGTTTCCGAGTGCATGCGCCATAATGACAGCGCGTGTTTTATCGCTGATGGCTTCCCAAACATTCGCCATATTAATATTATTCAGCGTCTTTGGGTCACTATCCACGAACACCGGCACTAGCCCAAGCTGGATGATGCAATTGACCGTCGTGGGGAAGTTCACCGCCGTCGTGATGACTTCGCTTCCTTTTGGCAGTTCCAGCGCAGCCAATGCCAGCAGATTTGCGGATGACCCGCTATTGCACAGGATCGCCTCACGCGCGCTCATGAATCGGGCAAAGCCGCGCTCGAAGCGGTTCGTCCAGATGAAGCCGCCATAGCTCTGCGAGTTTGCGACCTGCATCACGTTATCCGCTTCTTCCTTTCCAGTCACTTGCCCCGAAATAGGGACTTTCATTGCACACCTCCATTGAGTAGCAGGTGTACAACGACACTCTACGGTTGAAAATTATTTTATTTCCTGTTTTACTGCGATAACTCGTAAAGCAAAGGACTTACGAAACAATTAGTAATCGCCTTATATGTGGTAATAATAGAATACCAGAGAGAGAAGAAACAGTATTGTGCTGATCGCTCCGCAAATATCGCATAGGGGCGGGTCTGGTTCTAAATCTCCCATTCTCTTATCGGGCGGTATTAGAGCAATACCTATTAAACCAATTACCAAGGCCAACAAAATAGATATACCTGTTAACATAGTTTTCCTTTCTTGCCGCCAGCGTCAACGCGCTAGACAGGCGAACATGATTGTATAAGTTGTATTATTATAATTGAGGCGATTAGAATCATAACGGCTCTTGAAATCACCTCCACCAATCCAAAGCATCCTGGTTTATCACTGTTCATTTTCTTCCTTTCTGGATGAGGCGTTACCCATCCCACTCCATAAGAGCCTGTAAATCATCAATCTTAGGCGTCATGTCCTGCATGTCATCTGTCCTGATAGGGTTGCCCGATGCCATTACGCGCGGGAGCTGCTGCCAGTCGGGGTCTACGAATACCTCAACTATCATCGGAGCAAAGTCCAGACATTTGCAGAAGTTTGACAAATCCATGCCCCTCAGCGGCATGTACACAAAGCGATACGCCTCCGCAATCGCTTCGATGCTGGGGAGCGTCAGCCCGCTTTGTGGGTTCGCTCCTGTCACGCGCCCGAAGCGCGCAAGCTGTCCCACTCGAATACTGTTATAGCCACCGTTGTTCATCACAAAGAAGATAATCGGCAATCTCAGTCGCCGGATCGTCTCAAGTTCCTGCGCGTTCATGGCAAAGCCGCCGTCGCCCGTCACGCAGATGGTGCGCCGCCCGGATGCGAGAGCAGAGCCGAGAGCCATCGGAATATCAGCGCCCATTGCGCCAATCGTGCAGACGTTGGAGATTCGCTGCCCCGCCTTGACTTTATATGCCTGAAAGAACACGGTTGGCGCGTTGCCCGATGAGCCGAGGGCGAATACGTCATCGGGATGGCTGAATTCATGAAGTAAAGACATCAGCCGAAACGGATTAACATACTGTGCCCACTTGTGAACATCCATAGTTTCATGCACCCAGCCGTCCAGTTCCGGGCGGAAGCGGGCGTAGAGCGCCTTGCACCAGTTGAGCCAATCGCGATGAGGCGGGGCAAGGGATGGAAGAAAATCAATATCGTCTCTACAGTCAAGGGTCTGCGAAACATGGTAACGCTTCGGGAACTTCTGCGCTTCCGCCTCATCAATGTCATACACATAGATTTGAGCATTCGGCGCAAAGCGGTCGTAGTCGTAGGCGACCTGTTCGCCGTCCAGCCGCGCGCCGAAGCAATAGAGATGGGTCGCTTTTTGCGTCGCAATATTCGCGGCGCGTTGCCCGAAGATTCCGGGGCGGCCTATAAACACAGGTGAGTTTTCAGGGAGTAAGTCCGCCGCCATCCAAGTTGTGCAAATCGGGATGTTCAGACTGCATAGATGTTCGATGAGCGCAGGGTTATTGCGGATGCCGTTACCGAGAATTATCACTGGCTTATACATCGGCGGCCTGCACATCCATTGGAATATCGAGCCAAGCACCGCCGCGCCTGCCTTCCTTAGCTGCGGTAATGCAGTTGTCTAACTCAATCATCGCCTCTACCGCGCTTTGTGGTTGCGCCACGTATTTCGTTATCGGTCTCACCATTTCAATCGTCGGCCCTTCCTGCGTCCCGCGTGAGCGCATCCCAGGTAGAGCCAGCCACTTGACCATAACCTGCCCGGATATAAATAGAACAGGCACGCTATCCAGCCACGCCGCAAGGCAGGGGGTCATGGCATTGGTAACGCCGGGTCCGCTCGTCACAAGGCACACGCCAAAACCCTTGTATTGTGCATACCCGACCGCGGCATACCCGGCTGATTGTTCATGGAGACAGCATACGGCGCGCAATCCCGACGCGCCCAGCGCATCCACCAGCGGACCGGAGCCACCGCCGGGGAGGTAGAATACGGTGGAAACTTCACTTTTCAGTCTTTCCCAAATTGCTTGTGATACATTCATGTTTCGATCAGGGGATTGGTAATCCCGGCCTTTCGTATATTTTCGATAAGTCTCTGTCTTTGACCTTGACTCATTATTAATATCGGCGCGGCGTTGGTAGGTCGTTCCTGTACCGGCTTGCCGTTGTACGTCTGCCCACGGTACGCGGGATCATTGTCAATGTAGTCCAAGATGTTCAATTCCACCTGTGCCAGCAGATGCCACGTAATATCACCCATGCCCCACACGTTGAGCGGCAAGCCCTCAAGCGTCCTGAGCCTGTCCACGCGGGCGGATATATTGTCTGTGATGTGCTTCGCTGACTCCTGCGCCACGTCCAGCCGCCTGAATTGCAACTGGTACGCGGGCGCGTTCTCAAGCTCGTACTTCCGCACGTCTATCAATTCGAAGCCGTGCCGGTATCCCAAGTCGAGATAGTTTCGCAGCGTGAAATGGTTGATGTGCTTCGTGTTGAAATCCAGAATCGGCATTTTCCAGTGTTGCAAAAGCCCCGTCGCGTCCGGCCCATCTATAATGAGTAGGCCGTCAGGCGCAAGCGCGCCGCTGATGCGCTCCATCGTTTCGGGCAGATCGTAGACGTGCTCAACAACGTGTGAGGCGTAGATAAGGTCACATTGCTGGGGCAGGGGGGCGCCCGCGCCCACGCAGACGGCGTTGATATATCCCCTGTCCCGCAACATATCTACGATGATGCTCCGACCATCGTCTCCGTTGCCGCCGAAGTCCACAATGACGGCCTCTCTCTCGTGCTTCGCCAGACCGCTTATCACGACCGCGTCCATTTTTAGCCGCTCGATATTGGATGGGTTGTTGATGCCATAACCGTAGTATTTCAGGTAATACTCATTGAGCATCGCCTGATTGAAATCCCCGTCGCCGTAGAGCATCGAACAGGCGTAACAGGTATACCAGATGATCTCGGACGGCAAGGGCCACGAATCGGGCACGCGGTAGGGCATACGGAATACTTCTGTGCGGGAGGGGTGTTCACAGACGGGGCAGGGGCGGGTCATTCTTCCTCCACGAAAGAAGAATTTGCCCAATAATAGACAATTCCGTAATTTCTTGATATACCCTCGTAATTCTGTTCAACAGTAACCCACTCAAGCCATCTGGTTTCAGAGACATGATAGTTTTCGGTTGTAACCGGGAACCACGCAAACCACCTTTTTATTCTTTTTTCACCAACCTGCGGAATTATTTTAATATTTCTCACTTTTGTATTCTTTCTGCGAATTCTTCGCGGTCATTGTCGATGTTATCTGGTAATGCCTGTATATAGTCGCACGTACCACAAGCCGCGTTCTCGCTCTTGCGCGCTTCCAGGTGCATCAGCCGGAAGTCACGCAATCGTGCGCCGTTCCAAATCTGGTACAGACTTTCATTCTTGATGTTCCCTAATTGGTGTAGATGGTATTGGTCATCGTTGCATATTGAAATGTCGCCGTTGGAGTTGATCGCGAGCATGTAGAGCACCAGCGGGCAGGCTATTTTCTGTGTGCGCGGCGTGCCATCAAAACTCTGATTAGTTCCCAGCTTCCAATCGAATTTGTCGGACGTACTCCAGCCATGCAGGTTTTCTATGGCGATGAAATCACAGCGGTCAGAGAAGTCGTCAAGGAATTTCTGCTTGTCGCCGTCCGTCAAACCCACGTCTGCTATCTTTGTTGACACCCGTGTACTCGTATCCCGGCTCCGCTCGAACAGGTCAAGCACACCATCCCTAAACTTTTCGTAATCCACTTTGACGCCTGCAATGTCGTAAAACATCTGCGCGTTTATGCCTGTTACACTCACGCCGATCATATCCAGCCCGCACGTTACCAGTTTGGCATTTAGTTCAGGCCGCAAAACATGACCATTTGTTTTCACCCATATACGCTCTGACACATTTGCATCCTTCATGTAGCGCACCATATCGGTAAAGCGGGGGTGTAGAGTTGGTTCGCCATCTTTATATAGATTCGCCTGCTTACATGGTCTGTCAAATTCTCGCAGGTCGTCCACGATCTTGCAGAACAGTTCGTAACTCATTAGTACGTTCTTGCGCCCGTACTCACGCAGTAAGTCGGGGTGTCCAGTCGGGCAAAATTTGCATCTGTAGTTACACGCGTTGCACGGATCAATAAAAAGCGTCCACGGCGCGGGCAATGGTACGACATCTATCAGCCGCTCCCGCCGCTCGCCGCGCAAGTCTTTCGCCTGAATGAGTTTAGCCATTTTTTGAAAGCCACCCTCCGTCAACGGTAATAACCTGACCGTAAACGTATGTACTCGAAATTAGATACATCAGCGCCCCGGCTATCTCCTCCGGCTTCCCGAACCTGCCCGCGGGCGTGATGCTTTCAAGTAGCTTGCGCCGTTCGGGTGTTATGTATTCATCTACCATGCTAGTCTGCGTTAAACCGGGGCACACTGCATTGACCCGAATCAGCGGCGCGAGTTCGATTGCCATCGCCCGTGTGAGGCCGAGCAGACCATGTTTCGCGGCGACGTAGCCGGCTATGTTGCGTGCTCCCTGGAAGGCGGACGTAGAAAGGATATTGACGATATGCCCGCCGCCGTGCGCGAGCATGTGCCGGGCTGCTTCCTGGGACAGAAAGAACGGGACGGTAAGCATCAACTCGATTTGTTCACGCCATCTTCCCGCGCTGTATTCGATAAGATTTTGATGATACTGCGAGCCTGCGTTGTTGACAAGGATGTCAATACTACCAAGTTTGTCTATCACTTCAGATACAACCGGGTTACGTCCAAAAAAATCTGTCAGGTCAGCATGGATGAATAAATCACAGTCCGCCCTTGTCCTTCCTGCCACCGCGACGGTATGCCCTGCGTCCTTCAATGCACGGACGCATGCCGCGCCGATCCCGCGTGAGCCGCCGGTAACAAGGGCGATCACTCGTCTGTACTTTCTAGCAACTCCAGCCGCTCGGCGGGTAGTTCGATTTCGGCTGGCGTCTCGTTGATGATCTCGATAGTAAATCGCCCATGACCGCTGAAATCATGTACGTAGTTTTCCTCAAACCAATATAGATCGGTTATTTCTTGTTTGTTGCCGTTTTGGTCTGTTGCAAATATCCTCATGCCAATCCTTTCTACTCGATTCGATTATAGTCCGCATGTTCTAATTTTAAAAGTCTCAAAGTGTAACTACATTTCCGTCATCGTCTACAAGACCGTCGCCGCAGTTACCGCCCGGCGCACATGCCAAGCCGCCGCCTTTCGGGGGTACGAAATCATGTTCAACCCACCACGACGCGCGATGTCTCTGCCCGCGCAGCCTCACGCAATCAGGACAAGATTCTTTTGTGTCGCTTATCTGCGTGAATGTAAGCATCTTATTCTTGGACCCGCG